TGCTACCAACCATACGATAAAACTGTTTGATTTGGCGGTAAACCTGCACGTGGTTAGCGCTATCGTATGTCGCATTTATACCCAACGCTTCCGCATCGCGCACGCTTGTGATCTTTTTGGTTACACCCAAATCCAAACCGGTTGCGGCCACGCCCGAAAGGAGCATGGCCGATATACCGTCGGTATTGTTAGAAGCATCGGCCCCGACAAGGCCTTTGCTCAAATTTACTCCGTCTCTTTTACTCATTCGAGTAGGTTTTTACGCGATCGGCTTTACCGCCCTCGCTATCAATAGCCAGGTTTAAATTGGTAAAGTACTCGCCTTTTGAATTTTCGTACAGTTCAGCAACCCCTAAAGCGGTCATGATGCCGTACACCTCTTCCATGTTCGATTCCAGGTTCTCAAACCTTTCATCCGCTTCTTGCTCATTTTGAGCATCGGCATCAACCTGGTTTTGCAGATCTTCCTGAACAGCTTCTTTGTGCTCGTTCTCGACAGCTGCTTTGTTATCGGCCTGTTCCTTTAGCACATTTGCATCAGCCTGCGCCTCTGCCTTATCGCTTTCGGTACGTGCCTTATTAGGGTCTACAACAGCCGGGATACCTTGTCCCGCAACCGGTGTAGCTACAGTTTTTTTTCTACGGCCCATGATTAAGCTACTTTAGCTGAAACAATAGCACCGATACACCTTTGTTTTTTAGGCAAAGTGATGGTATAAGTGCGGAAATTGATTAAACTCTCCTGGGTTAACGGGCTGTTGGCGGCATCGCTTGAATACATTTTAGTATCGCCATCAGCGGTAAACAACTCACCTGGTAAAAAGAATACCGAAGCCTGGTTGTGTGTACCATCTACCGGCACACCGCCAAAGGCAAGCTTGGTTTTGTCGGACAGTTTGAAGTAAGGGCAATTCACATACTCGTAAATATCGAAGCCTTTAACGCGGCCAACTTTACCCTCTTCATAACTACCGTATTGGGCCTCGAATTTTTGATCGAGCGTTAACAAGTCGTTAACGTGATCCGGGCAAAGCACCAGGCGGCGACCCTTAACCGGAAACTTTCGTTTATCCAGTAAAGTTTTGTAGTTCACCAAATCTTTGATGGTTAAACGCTTGCGGCCTGTGCCATCATCCTCACCAGTAGTAAGCATAATAGGCGTATCAGCCGTGTGTCCCGGAGGGGCGATGGCATGGATCGCTTTATCATACTTCATGTTCATCAACGAATCGCCGTGCTGTGAACGTTTAAGCGCGATTTTATCGTAACTGATAGCATATAGCTCATCGTCGGTGATCCTGGTTGCTTTGGTTTGCAACTTGTCCAGGCTGATTGCTACATCGCCATCATCCAAATTCTGTATAGCTATCGGATAGGCGGTGTTATTAAGCAAACAATCGGGATTAGCGCCAACATCAACCAGGTGAATTACGTTGTTTTTGGCGTACTGTGAGTAGTTGGTAACACCTTCCAAAAACGTTGCCTGTGTCCACTGGTTAAATTGCTTGATCAGCTCGCCTATCCAAACTTCAACATACACACCGGCCATGGCCACACCGCGCGGCATACTATGGCGAAATGTATATGCCAGGCCAAAAACACCGGCACCGGAAACTGCGCCAACTAAAGGGCTACCACCCATAATAATGGCGAACAAAGCGCCAAACATTACCGTAACTATTGCCATTGAGGCTCTGCTGAACAGCGCCGCGTGATAGGTTAAACTAAGGCCTATCTTCCTTAAAAAGCTTTTACTCATCTATTCTAAAAATTTATCTTACACACTTATCTCTCACACTCTTTTTAGCCCGGATGGCTCTTACTTTGGCTCTGTACCGTATTTGGCTTTGAATAGGGCCACAAACTTTTTATTGTCTGTTTTCTCCATAGCCTCGAGCTCTTTACTTGCCTCGGCCTGGTACTTGTCCCAGTCCCAACCCTCACGCGTTTTAGCTTCCGGTTGTTGCTGATCCTTTAACTTGGCAGTTACCGATGCGTATGGTTTCACAGTCGATAGCATCGTTTTTAAGGTTGCTACCCCCATAGTTTTACCCACGGCAGTGAATTGCTTTTTTTGCTCATCGGTTAAATCAGCATCAGTACTCTCGATCAAAGCGTCAATCGCCTCATCGGTGTTTTTTGTCGCGCCATCGCTTAATGCTTTAAAATGCGCGTCCAGAGCAGCCTCTACCTGCTCATCGGTACTATCCGCAGTTACCCCCTGCAAAGCGTACTTTTCAATTAACTTTTTCTTATCCATCCTTTTTGTATTGTCTGTTGGGGTTGGCGTACCTGCCTGTAATGTGGCGGTGAAACGCTGAAAAACAGCCTTAGGCCCGAGGGCTACAACCGCCTCAACGGTGAGCTCCTCAGGGGCCTCTGTTACTGACTGGACGATTTCATCAACAAGACCCTCCGCAAGGCATTCGCTTGCGTTTAACCAGTGATCCTGCCCGTCCAGCCATTTAGCTGTATATGCCTTGTCTTTTCCTGTGCGGGTGCCCAGGTCTCCGCCAAACTGATCCTGCATCATTTGGAGCAGGTTAGCTGTGGCGATATGTTTAGCCGCATCGCCCTCGGTATATCCCGATGGGGTGTGAATCATTAAGAAGCCATTGGCTACTATCGTGATGCGGCGCGCTTTCTGTATTAAAATTGAACCCATTGAGGCACAAACACCGTCGATCTGTATATCGATGGGCGTGCTATTGTTTCCAATGGCATTGTAAATCAGGTTACCATCGAACACCGAACCGCCATAAGTATGTAAGCGGATCAGTATCTCATCACAGCCGGTTAAGCTGTCTAATAAAAGTTGAAAGGCAGGGCCGTCAAAGTCAATCTCACCCACATAACTATAAATCCACACTATGGCTTTCGGCCCTACCTTCTCAACTTTTACCACTTAAAAAAACCCAATTAAAATTTACCCATGAAAAACATTTTTGGTACAGCCTTAGCGGCGTTTAGGACACAAGAGTACAGCGGTAAAATGCCGTTTCAAAACAAGTGTCCGGACTCCGGACACTTCAATCCGGTGTGCTGACAATCAAATTTTTTTGCTTGTTTTTCAATGCACTTTTGGCATAAATAGGTGTAGATGGCAAAGGACAGGGAAAGGAAAATTGCACGTAATTATTACGTGGACATGGGCAAGACTGCCAAAGAAATTGCAGAGCTTTTAGGTGTAAGTCAACAGATTTTAACGAAATGGGTAAACGACCCAAAAGAGAACTGGAAAGAGCAGCGTAACGCCAAGATCAGCAATAGCGAGATAAGTACGGAGAACATAAACAAACTAATAGTAGGCTTATGTGACGACCGCCTAAACCTCGCAGAAAACCTAAAAAAGTTAGAGGCCGAGTTGGCTAAAACAAAAGAAACTACTGCAAAGAATTTATTGGTAGTTCAAATTTCGAGCATACGCAAAAATCTTGCAAGCATCGACGACAGCGTTAGCAAATGGAATAAGACCAGGGTAAACCTGCAAAAAGAGAACGATATAACTTTTACGGTTCACATGAAAGTTATGGAAGAGATTTTTAACGATCTGCGCGCTTATGATGAAAAGCTCTATCTAAAAACAATAGACTTCCAAGAACTTCATTTAAACAAGGTGGCGGGCCGATACAAGTAAGATGAAGAAGTTTGACAAAGAAATTTTAGACGCTTACTTCGCAAAGCTCGAAATGATTCGCAGTGGTGCCGCAGCCAACCCCTGGGAAACAACAAAGGAAAAAGCCGACCGGATTAAAATGCTTAAAAGCAACCCTGCGGCTACGGTTGAATACTATTTTAAAGAGTATGCATCTGCGGAGTGCGCTGAGTTTCAGCTACAGCTCGCGGCAATGGTTAAAACCAATCCTACACTCAAAGCCCTTGTACGTTGGGGCCGTGGTTTGGCAAAATCAGTGTGGTGTGATCTGATTATACCTTTTTGGTTGTGGATGAACGATGATATATTTTACATGGTTGTTGTAGGCAATAACTACGATAAAGGATGTATTTTATTGAGTGATTTACAAGCCGAGTTCGAGGCAAACCCGCGCATCATACACGATTTTGGGCCACAAATAAAAAAGGGTGACTGGACAAAAGGATACTTCCGTACTAAAAACGGATTTGTTGCTAAAGCCCTGGGTATGGGGCAAAGCCCGCGCGGTTTGCGTTTGCGCAGCCGCCGCCCGGATTACATTGTTTGTGATGACTTAGAGGACAGGGAAACCGCCAAAAACCCAAAACGCCAAAAAGAAATTGTGAAATGGATAGAGCAAGATTTGCTCCCCACAATGGACGGCCCGCGCCGCCGGTACCTGCATCCAAACAACGACTTCGCGCCGGTAACTATTCAGAACATGCTCGAAAAGCGCCACATCACCGGTAAGAAAAAACCGAAATGGTGGCTGCAACGGATCAACGCGTATGATCCGGTAACCTATAAACCCGCCTGGGCAAGTAAATACACACCTAAATACTACCAGGAAATTGAAGAAGAGTTAGGCACCATCGCGGCAAACGCCGAGTATAATAATGATGGTGTTATCGAGGGTGAAGTATTTACAGCCGATATGATCGAATGGGCTAAACGCCCCGATTTAGATCACTTTGAAGTACTGGCCGGGGTTTGGGACGTGGCTTATTCGGGTAATAATGACTATAACGCCATACCGGTATGGGGGGTAAAAGATCGTGAATACTGGAAGGTAAAGCAGTTTGCCAAACAATGTAATATGAATGATGCTATCGCCTTTATGTACGAGTTTGGCCTGCGAGCTGAAAAAGCCGGTGCCGAGGTGATGTGGATGGTTGAAAAGCAGTTTTGGGATAAACCTGTCGAAGAGGCCCTCGAAGAAATGGAAGAGGAATACGGCTACTCGCTTAACATCCGGGTAATCGAACGTTCCCGCATGGATAAGCTTATGCGCATGATGACTATGCACCCATTGTACCAACGCAAGCGCATTAAATACGCCGATAGCGAACGCCACGACAACGATATGACTGTTGGTTTAGCGCAATTATTCGGCATAGAGCCGGGTTATAGCAGCCACGATGACGTACCGGATGCCGATGAAATGACGATCCACGAACTGCAAACCATCATAAGAACCGAGCGAACAGATAACATCCGCACGGTAAGCCGCCGCAAATTGATTTCGAGGCAAAAAAATAGATTTTAAATGGGAAGATTTTTAAAAGATACAGATTACGAGGTTCAAGTCCGCGATGAGGTTTTAGACCTTTTACTCGACAAAATGGACGAGGAAGCAGCACAAATAAAACTACTTTGGGCTGAAAAGGTGGCAATCAGTCAAATGAAAAAACGCCTGGGCAAACGTTACGATACGGACATTCTTTTTGCTCCGGCACCCGAAACAGGAGAAGATCCACGCGATCCCTACATCGCCATGTGTGTAATAGATCTTGCCGTTTATCATTTGTGGACAGGCCAAGCTCCGGGCCGCATACCCGAAACGCGCAGCGCAAGGTACAACGATGTACTGGTTTGGATGCGCGACGAAGCAACCGGCACCGATCCGGGCGGCGGTGCGGATATGCCGGTAAAAGCTGTTGATAGTTACCCGAACGATATCCGAATCATATCCCGCCCACCTAATAACCATAAATATTAATTACAACCTGTTTAAACGCCGTTTAAAATCAATTATTAATGCAAAGTAGCATAACACCATCAATTTTCTCAAAGAACCCACAGGGGCTACGTATTGGCCGCACATATTCAGCACTCACAACTACACCTAAAGCAGGTAACGACCAGTCGGTAATTGCTAAGATCATAACCGAAAACAAAAACCAGAATCGCAAACAAATTGACGAGTACCGGGCATCCATTGTGGCCGCGCTTAATCCGGATAATCCCCGCCACTACCTGTTACAGGATTTATACGATGATTACGAGCGTGACGGACATTTGCAGAGCCAGTTTAATATTAGGTTCGGTTCAACATTAGGGCATGTTTATGAAAGCACAGACGATGGCACGGGCGAGGTGGATAAGGAAACAACCAAACTTTTTCAAAGTGGTTGGTTTTTCAACTTTTTACAGATGGCTCTTAGCTACTGGAAAAAAGGGTATGCGGTATTAGAATTGGTTGATCCTGCAACGATGCGGTTTGAGATGGTACCGCGCCGCAACGTGATACCTCAAAAAAAGAAGATCGTTTTCCAGGTGAACGGTGACGAGGGGGTTTATTATGATACCGGGTTTGAGAACAGGATCATCGAAGTGGGTAACTCTGATTATTTGGGAATTTTGTTTGATATCATTCCGCAACTGATCTGGAAGCGTAACGCGCAACAGAGCTGGGCCGAGTTTAGCGAAAAGTTCGGCATGCCGATGATCACGGCCACAACAAGTAAAACCAATAGCACCGAACTGGACAAGCTCGAGCAAATACTCGAAGCCCTGGGCGAATCAGCACGCGCAATATTACCAAACGGTACCACAATTAACGTTACCCCTTTTGCGGGTAAAGACAGCTTCCAGGTGTATGATGCGCAGATAAACCGATGCAATAGTGAAATAAGTAAACCTATTGTAGGCGGAACGATGGCAACCGATAACGGAAGCAGCCGCAGCCAGGGCGAAGTACACGAGCGCAACCTGGATGATAAGATCACTACCGGCGATAGGTCGATGCTAACTTACCTGGTCAACGATAAATTGATCCCAATGATGCGCGTATGGGGATGGCCCGTACCGGAAAACAGGACTTTTGTGTTTCCTGAAACATCCGATATATCTCTGTTAGATCATTGGAGCATTGTAAAAGACGCTTTGGGCTCGTTCGATATCCCTATTGACTGGATAAGCAAAACTTTTAACATCCCGATAGACGGGCTAAAAAAAGTTACGGATACTCCGGAACCGGGCAACGACCCCGAGGCTGAGCAAGAGCCGGCCGATGCTCCGGAGCCAAAAGCACCAAAGAAAGGTAAAAAGCCCACTAAACCCGCTGCTTCTTTTTTCGACTAAGCCCCGCAACGTCGGGGCGTAAGCCTATTGCTTATATTCCAAAGAGCAAGCTTGATGAACTATACAACAATGTTTGCCCGAATTGTGGCGAACAACGGCACCCTGATGCGGCCGCCGATGCGCAAAAGTTAAGCGACCTATTTGGCAGCGATATTAAACGCATAGCCGCCGAGCTGTACAGTGGTAAGCTCAAAACCGGTGGTATTGATCTCAAAAGCGCGCGCAAGGTAGCGGCCGTTTTAAGCAAAGGTATTTTACAGGGCTTTGGTAAAGCTATGCCTGAGCTGGATTTTGATACGCCCGACTACGAAATGTACGCGAGCATTCAAAAGCAGGTTTACCAATTCAGCTTTGCCAAAAACTACGAGCAGATGAAGGCCGCGAGCCTGGCCCTGCAAAGCGGAAACACGGTAACACCCTGGGGCGAGTTTAAAAGCATTGTGCAGCGCATCAACAACGAGTACAACGTTCGTAACCTAAAAGTTGAATATGATACAGGGATAGGCAGCGCACAAATGGCGAGCAAGTGGGTACAATACATTGCCGACGAAACCGCTAAGCTAATATATCAGACAGTTGGGGATAGCCGTGTAAGACCATCCCACCAGGTATTAGATGGTATTATCCGTGCTATTACAGATGCGTTTTGGGATGTGTACTATCCGCCAAATGGTTGGGGTTGCCGTTGCGACGCTGTGGCGACAAATGGCAAGGTTACGCCAAAAAACAAGATCGTTACACCTACGGACGTGCCGGAACTATTTAAACGCAACCTGGCTAAAGATGGATTGGCATTCCCCGAAGATCACCCATATTTTGAGCATGTGCCTGATGAGGTATTGGCGGCGGCCGATGGTAACAACCCTTTCATTTATGATAGGCAATACAACGGCAAGAAGGGCGGCGCAGTGTGGGTTAATAACCTGCACGGTGCCGATGAACTAAAAGACAATATGGCAATAGCTAAATTCTTTGCAGACCGGGGCGACCTGGTTACGCTGATGCCGAGCATTGACCCGAACAGCCCTACACAAATATCGATGCGCAAAATGACGTTACCGGATAACCTGGTTAAAAGCAAACTTAACGCCGATGCACAGATCAACGGCCGCACTACCGAGTTTAAGACCAATTACGAGGGTACGGTTAACAGCTTGAAAATGCAGGTACGCAAAGGGCTTAAACAGGCGCAGGATGTAGTTGTAAAGGTTGGCAAGGATATGAAACCGGCGAGTATCAAAAAGGCCATTAAAGGGCAGTTAATTAATTCTTACCAAAACAGACCGGATGAACTGAAAGACCGAACCGTTACCGTGCTGCGCAACAACAAAGCAACGGTTTACAAGCTGGATCAGATTATAAAAAGCAAAAGCCAGGTTAAAAAATAACCTGGCTTTTAAAAGTCCAAAGCAGTGCATAACACGCTCTGATCTGGCACAAATATAAAAAATATTTTAAATATGGATGGAAGCGCAAAAGTATCGCTCATACTTGAACTAAAGGAGCGGATAAAAGCCGGGTTAAACAGCGCCAAAGCGTACGTTAATAAAAACGTTCAGGAAATGAAAGACCGCCTGAACAGTTTAAAAACCACACATATTAACGTTTTTAAAGCAATGGAGAGCGAGATACCCGGCTTTAGCCAGGCACTTGCTGCAATACGTAACCCGTTCATACTAATTACGGCTGCCATAGTCGCAATGGGGGCATCCTATGGTAAGGCGGCATCGATGGCCCTTGATTGGGAAACCAAAATGGCACATGCCAACGTCACGGCCGGATTAACTAAAAAAGAACTTTCCGGACTGAGCGACGAGCTGCGCGCCATCGGCACCAGGAATGTGGCACCGCTCGAAACGGTACCGGATGCATTTAACCGGATCATATCGGCCGGGCTTGATACCAACACGGCTTTAAAGGCTTTGGAGCCAACGTTACGGGCAGCTAAGGCGGGTTTTACAGATATGGAAACCACAGCGGCGGCCGGTGTTGGTGTGATGAACGCGAGCGGCGAGGATATCAACAAGGTGTATGATGTCTTATTTGCCACATTAAACAAGGGTACGGCCGAGTTTAAGGACGTTGCACAATACTTGCCTAAGATCATACCGAATGCCAGGGCGGCGGGCTTTGCCCTGGGAGAAACTGCGGGAGCCTGGGCATACCTTACCGCTCAGGGCCGTAATGCCGAACAGTCAACCACCGGACTAACAAACGTGTTTAAAGCTTTATCTAACCCAACAACAACCGCCGGGTTAAAAGATATTGGTGTAAGCGTATATGATGCCACAGGTAAAATGAGGCCTCTGATATCAATTGTTACCGACCTGAGTAAAAAGGTTGCCAATTTTAGTAACCGCAAACGCGCAAGTGTTTTGGGTGCTTTAGGCATTGATATGGAGGGCATGGGAGCGTTAAACACCATGCTACAGGATACAGGTAAATTGAATGATATCATCAACTTTACCACGAACAGCACAGGCCAGTTAGACGAGGCTTATAAAAACTCGGCTCAATCAGGTGATAGTTGGGCGATCATTAATAATAAGATCAAAGATACTATGCTCGGTATCGGTATGACTGCATTGCCGGTTATTGATCGGGTGGGTAAGTGGTTTTTAGATAACGGGCCGGTATTGGAATACTTCGCTTACAGTATTGGCGGTGTGGCCCTGGCATGGGGTACGTACCTATTAGTAACCAACGCTGCTACTATAGCAACAACCGTTTGGACAGCCGCGCAATGGCTATTAAACGCCGCTTTGACAGCTAATCCGGTAGGTTTAATAATTACCGCGATAGGCTTACTTATAGGCGCATTAGTGTATGCCTGGAACCATTGCGCCAAATTCAGGGCTGCATTATCTGGTATTTTGGAAGTAGGTAGCTTGCTGCTTGACCTGTTTATGGGCTTTGGTAAGGTATTAGCGGGTGTATTTACATTCAATCCCTCATTGATTACGCAAGGCATGGCGCAGGGAGCTAAGGCCATGAACGAGATAATGAACGGGGGGATTACCGCGCGATTTAACAAAGGTTATGATGATTCGATGGCCACATCGGCCGCAAAAGATAAGGAAAACCACCCGGATGCTTTTGCAGATAAAAAAACCGGTGCTAAAACAGATGGTAAGCCAGGTAAGAAAGATAACAAGCTCGAAAGCGACAGCGAGAATAAGATCACCGGCGGTGCTAAGCAGGTGCATAACATTACCGTGCATATCGATGCTTTTAACAAGGGAGGTATTAACACCACTAACACCCAGGGCCTGCAAGGTAAGAGTGCAAAAGAAATTGAGGAATGGTTTAATAATATGCTTTTGCGTGCGATACGCGAGCTTGAAACAAGTTACAGTTAATGGGCCTGTCTGAAACCGTTGCGTTTATCCGGATGGTTGACGGCATTAGCCGTGCCGTTGACCGCTTCCCCAATATGGTTGCCACCGAAGCCGTGCAGTTTAGTAAGGAGCGTTTCAGGCAACAAAACTGGATTGACAACACAACGCAGCCCTGGAAGAAACGTAAGGCCGAAACATGGGGCCGTAAAGCGCGCAAAGGGCGCGGCATATTGGTAGACACCGGGCGTTTGTTCCGAAGCATTCGTAAGATTATGGTAAGCCCAACAGTGGTAGTGATCGGTACAGATGTACCATACGGTAAAATCCATAACGAGGGCGGGCGGTTAACCATCCATCAGAGAGTTAAGCCATACACCCGAAGCCGAACCGAACGCAACGAGGTAAGCAGGCCCGGAGCACGGACGGCAAAATATGTAAATGAGAAGGTAGGCGATGTACACGTAAGAGGTTTTACCCGTACTATTCATATGAACATGCCGCACCGTCAATTTTTAGGGTCATCAGCGGTATTAAATCACAGGTTAGAACGAATATTAACAGCGGAAATAGTAAAAGCAGCACGCAAAGCAGGCTAATTAAACACTACTTAAACAGTTTTATGGAGCATTTATTTGAGGATATAATAACAACATTCGAGGCGAACAAAAGCAAATTTACCGATGCGGGCTTAAAACCGCCGTTCATCGATCTTTACCAGGGCCAAGTTGAGCACCCAGAGTACTTTGAATTTAATTTACCGGCTCTGTTTATGGATTATGCCATTACGCCGCAAAAAGAGGGCAAGCTTTGGGTCAACAACACATCGTTAATATTTTACGCCTGTCCGGAGCTTGCGCCATCGGCCAGTAACAAAAGCTCCAGGCGGCCACAAGGTTTAAAGCCTTTAATATGGTACGGTATTATAAAGGATATTTTGGATACGGTTAGTGGCAGGCATTACACAACATTAATGCGCGGGCCTGAAAAACCGGGATATGGAGGGGCGTTTAACTATCACACCATTGATTACAGTACCGTAATGGATCAGTTAAGCGGTAAGGAGAAAGGCCGGTACACTGATGGAACCATCGAGCAGGTTAACACGACCGGGCAGATCAAGAGCAGGTTTAGCTTGTAATAAAAAAAAGCCCCTTAATTGGGGCTTTTCTATTTACCAGGAAACAAATCCGAATAGTGTTTATTTCGATAATCGTTCATCTGCTTTTGTAGCTTGTTAATGATATCGTCGGCATTTTCGATGATCGGCACCATAATGATCTTTTCTTCTTTTAAATCATCATCATAAACGAGCTCGCTTGTAAACAACAGGTTTTGCAACCTGGTCATTTCCTTACCTAAACGAGTTAAAAACGGATCGTTTATGAATTGTCGCATCCGCGCCTCTTCTGTCATCACTAAGGTTTTTTTGCTACAGTATGATCTTTAGCGTAATCAGGATGATATAAAACATACTCCCGCATATAATATTCAACACCTGGGAAGTTACTACGTTGCATCATCCCAATTATGCCTGGCAATTGATTTTCGTAAAACCCTTTTGGTTGTTGTTTAAGATAAACAGCTCGGTCATAATCCAGGCTTTCTTCAACAACCTCGATATTTGATGCAAGCCCGCGACCCTTTGGGCGCGTATTAGTAAGCTTGATGAGGCTATCCTTTGAAGTCCGCAGCACCATAGTTGTATCCCCTGGCTTTAACGGCTGTGGCTTACCGTATGGTGGTCGTTGAGCGAGGGCATTAAAGCCCAAGAACATAAATAAAGTGATTGCAATGCGTTTCATAGTTTCAAATATAAATATTTACTCTATAAGTGAGTTAACCCAATGTTCATGGCATTCATCATACCGGGGCATCACCTTAGATTTGGCATCGAAGTGTATCCTATAGTATTGCGTAGCTGGTTGGGGCTCTGAAAAATAGATAGTACCTATCACATAAAATTCACCAAGCAGATCGTTTAAATACCGTTTAAGTATAGTGTTTCGCGTGGTCATAAAATCTCTATAACGCATTACCACCCTATCAAAATCCCAATCATTAACATTTACACCGCCCCTGGTAACAGGGTTTGGATTGGTTTCCCAATGATCGTACACCTCATTTAGGTAACTCATTCTCCCACCTCCTTTGGTTTAAAAACGTTTCAGCGTAAAGCTTCTCCATACGTGGCCGGGCGGCTAAGTAAGCATCGTATTTAGGCAAGTACTCCATAATCGCCACACGGTCGGTATCGGTTAACGCGTTCCAAAGTTTTTCGGCCCTGGCTTTGTTACCTACCTTGTAACCGTATGCCTCCCAAAAGTCCTTAAACAGTACTTGAACACTTACTTGCGCAAGGGTTAGAAGGCTACCGGTGCAAAGCTCGACCAGAGCGGTGCGCGTAAAAGGAAATTTTGTAAATAACCGGCTCAATAGGTTATCATCCATTGTGCTGCGATTCTCAAAGTGTTTAAGTGCCTCGTCGGCTCGATAACGAAACTCTATCTCGCCATCAAACAATGTGCTTGTTATAAGATATCTATTCATTTTATTATTTTTTTTCGTCAAGTGTCATTCCTTCCGATACCCAACTGTGATCCTGGATTAACCTAAAAGTTTTTACTACAGCAAAATTTGTCAGGGTGAAGCTTTCGACTTTAATGCCATAATCAAAACCTTGCATTGCTTTGGTAACGGTTGATTCTACATCACTTGCTTTTATCTCTAAAACATCATTGTTATATATAAAATCAGCAATAACACTCATTGCTAAGTTGGAAAGTGTAAGCTCTGGATGATATAGCTTGTTGTACATTTTTCGTACATCAGTTATTGAATAACCGAGGTTTCCGGTTAAGGTTATTGTTTGCTTATCTTTTGATGTTAGTGTTTGCATAGGCAGCGAAATGGCGCGTAACCTTACCGATTGGATGTAAACACTATCAATGTAAGGCAACCTAAAGTAAATTCCTCCTTTGAGTAACTTTACATTTTTACCCAGGCGCACCCGTAAACCCATCTCCCAGGGCTGAACAATGATCCATATCTTAAACGCATTTAAGATATATTCGAAAAAGTCTTTTATATTATTCACTAAAACAACCCTCCTAAAATTTTCAATTGTGAGAATGAAGTAACTGAACCGTAATAACGACCATCAGGCGTTTGCTTTAACTTCAAACCGCTTGCATCCAAAATATAAACGGTGAGGTACTTTGCACGTTCTTCACCACCCTGCCCATCAAATACAATCCATCCCAAATCGCCATCCGGAAGTTTAACTAAGTAGCCTTTTTGATTCATTCGTAAGCTCTCCTTTTACATTTTGGGCAACTTACCCAGGCGCGGGCATCGTAATGCTCGCCGCATGGGCATGTGTACCATAATTCGTGATTAAATAATATACTTAAATTCATGTACCCGTCCCGGAATCGAACCGGGGCGTTACCATAACGGGTTAGTTAAATTACTTCTCGGCTGCCTTGATATCCTAAAGAAACCGTTACTGTGTTAGTACCGCTATGAATATCAATCCAGGTGCATGTTTTGATGGGTAGGCAGGATGTTGAGAGGCCCGCATGATTGCATGCTTCCAGCAACGCTTTATCGGCATTGTAATCAACCGAAAGGCAATGTTTTACCCATCTGTCGTTAGTGGTTAATAGCTCAGCGGTTAGATGATCTTTAAATAACTGTATCTTTTCAGGCGTTGCTTCTGCCTGGCCTCGCAACGATAGGGTATTCATCAATAAAAATCCAAATTCCCCCTGCTTGGTATTATCGCCATTGTTTTGATTAAGCCCACCATCAAAAGATTGCTCTGCCCACCAATTGACTACCTTTTCGACTGCTTGTTCGAATGTTTGCGATTGTGTCGCTGTTGTTGTTTCCATATTGTTTTTTAAGTTAAAATTTGTACCCGTCCCGGAATCGAACCGGGGCGTTACCATAGCGGGTATTAGTTGGTTTGCGCGCTGCGCAGATACACTACTTTAGTGTTACTTTTAAGTGAATAGACATGCTTTTTTAGTGGCTTATCGGCTTCTTTCGCAAACACCGAATAGGTTTGATATTGCGTTACTTTCGCCTCACCGGCTACTATTTCGAGCACCCGCTTTTGTTTGTCGGCTTGCTTGTAAAACCTGTCACCTAATGACAGGTTCTTTGCTTCAGTTACTTCGTTACGCTTCATTTACATTCATATTTGCGGCATCAGTAAAGCCGTTGTGATACGCTTTGTCATACAGGTTTTTGAGGGCTACGAGTATCTTTGATGTTTGTTCGGCTACCGCAACGCAACTTCCCTCGGTGCGTTGCGGGATCTTCTTTAACTCGTCGAAATAATCCTCCAGGGCTTCGTGCTTTGCATCCATTGTTTAGCGTTTAAATGGTGTTTAAATTGGTTGATACCTTGCAGTGCGACCAACGTAACCGGGATCAGATGCAAAGCCCGATAGATCAATAAGGACTATGGTTAAAACCACACTGTCGCGGCCGGATTTCGTTTCAAACTCGTGTGCTTCTATGTATGCAAGTAATCCTAAAGCTTGCTTTTCGGTTATTTTACATAGGGCCTCTATTGCTTCGGGTGCGCGACTGCTCAGGTACTGCTTTAGGTCGTACTCTGTTTCTCTTTTAATTGGTTCTGTTATCATGATGTTGAGTTTTAAAATAATTTTGATTGATTAGCAGGTACAGCCTTCCCGCCTTTGGCTTTTTTAATTTCTGCGATACGCTCCGGCCAGATCGGCCAAGACTTGCCACCACCTAAGCGGCTCACAACTTTGGCCTCAAAGTCCTTAACTTCAATAATGGCATCCATCATAAATTCGAGCTGCTTGCCCAGGGGGTTACCTTTCCACGATATCAGGATAATTGATTTGTGTGGGAAGCGGTCGTTAAGCTCGCACCATTGGGCAAAGGTTAAGCCCATATAATTAGTGCTATCCAAAACGATAACCTTACCGATATTTACACCCTGTAGCTTTTTGAACCATGCCGGGAACTTGCTTTGTGAGCGGTCGGCAAGAGTAAACTTGCCTTTAAAGCGGCTCATATTGTTGCGTCTGAACGCCATTTGAAAGCCACGAGTTTTGTACTGTTCGGTACTGTTAAAGTTCACTTTACCAACGTGCTCACAAAGCACTTGGCACAACTGAAACACGTACTCGGTTTTGCCATTTTTGGCCGGGCCTTCAATGTGTATTCTAAAGTTTTCGCATAATTCGCCCAGGTGATCCTTCCATTCCTGGGGTAAGTTTAATTCGACGAAATTCCACGATTCTATATCGCCTACGCCTGAGTTTTTTGCCATTTGATTAATTGTTAAGTGGGTTATAAATTCGATATACCAGGCTAAGAATAGCCGCGATGAATACGATTAGCATTTGCAAAGCCCTTTTTCAATTAAAGCCTCGGCCAAATCAGGCACATAACCGTAAAACATGCTGTTTAACTGTAAATGACATGCAATGCTTTCGGCGGTGTGGTTCTGTTCGATTAAAAATTTAACCACAGTCCAGGTGTTTTGCGCTACATCAAGATCGGTCAGCTCACCGGCCTCATTTAATGCACCGCACAGTTTCACAACTTCGGGCTCATAGTTCGCCTGTTCGTCCAACATTGCGCCGTTGCAATCTTTGCAATAGCTATTGCCCTGATCGGGCTCGTATGCGGCAACCTCACCCTCCAAAAGGTATTCCCCGCATCCATCACACCTATCGGGTGATTCGCTGAGCTCTGCGCCATCTGTTATCAGGTCAATAGTATAATCTGGATGCGCCGCCTTAGCAAGCCGCATAGCCTCGTGGGGCGTTTCGGCTTCGACCGAGTAAGGCACTCGGTTAAATAAATCCATGTGGTAAAGCATAATTATGAGTTTTTAAAGTGAGAACCTGGCACCCGAACCGAGCGGGTGCATGCTCCATAGCCAGGTTAGTTTAATAGAAGTCCGTTTGTTACCTGCACATTGTATTTACCACCCTCAACTTTCCCGAGCCGGGCGTAATCCTGTTGTTGCGATTTCGGAAGCTTTGATATGTCAACCGTAGTCAATTCTTCGGGTTGATATAGGTTACTTGCTATCAAGTACTCACTAAAAAACTTATCCTGTAGCGATTTCCGTTTCGCATTTTTCGTTTTCGTGGTACGGCAACGTGCCACATGCGGGGCGCAGAACTTATTCCATTGAGCTTTCATGTGGCGGCGAAAATACTCGTAAGCCGATGATAACGTGATCCAGTCGAGATAAGTAACCAAAACACCTATGCGTTTACGGCCGTTTACGCTGCTCATATCTGGCTTAAACTCTAAGACGGTACGTACCAAACGGAATATTAATTGATATTCCATCTCGGTGGTATCGGTCAATAGGTGCCAAAACTTATCAAGTGAATCAAGATTTACACCTTTTAAATTAAATTTGGATAAAAGTCTTTCCAGGGCCTGCTCGGCGGCTGCTCGCTCGCCTGCTGTACCGCCGCGCTTTACGAGCTCGTACACTTTTTTTAGCTTTTCTTTTTGTTCTGGTGTCATGATTAGTTAATTGTTATACTGTCCAATATTTCAACATTAATCACGCGATAACCTTTAAAAAGCGGCATAAAATGCTGTTTTAACACTTTGTTGATTTCACGCGGGTTTAGTACACCCGCAAGGCTTTCGATTACTGCGGTACCCCATTTGCGAGTAAGGGTTGACGCTCGGCGTAGGTCGATGCCTACCTTTAGTTTAAATTGTTTCATGGTTGTTTTTAAAGTGTGAACCCGCCCCGGCCTCGAACCGGGGATGTTCCGTTCGGGTTGGTTAATCTTCTACAGGCGCAGGCGTTGGCACGGGCGGCAACGCTTTGATTTTCACGCTCGCTCTAAACTCTTCCTCGTTGGTGAAAATGTCCGATTCTTTATAGGTTGCAGTGCTGTAATTCTCAAGAGAGTACGCCAACTCCTCTCTTTTTAGTTGTGGCACCGGGTACGTTGATGGTCGGAAAGACCTGTCCATATCAATTTTTATAGCACTCATAAAAGCCGTATGAAACTCCGCAAACGAAGGGGCCTTATTTTCCTTCTCACCGAAACGTGTGGATGATAATTCATAAAGCAACTTGTCTTTTTTAGGCTTGATGCCAACCACTGTTTTTTCTACCACTTCGCGATCAGCAACCACGATTACGGTTTGACCGATGTTAAATTTGTTCTTAAGCATTTTTAATTATTTAATTGATCCTGGCACTATTGCCATTGTACCCGTCCCGGATTCGAACCGGGGCGTTACCATACGGGTTATTGTGCGTTTTCGCAAGCTTCGCAAATGCAATCAGGGCAAAGCGTATCCTTGCATTTTTCGCATTCAGTAGCTTCATCCAGTAGGATGGTTGCGCCGCAGTTAGCGCAAAAGGTTTCTACTTCGCTCATGCTAAAGCCTCCCATTTTATAGATGAAAAATTGATGTCAATTGATACCCAGGCAGTGTTTACCTTGCGGAAAAATCGGATGTAATCTTTTGTATTTGATGGTGTCCAACTCTCTTTTAAAAGTTTTATGCCCTCTTTCCAGTTATTATCCTGATAGTCGGCTTCCATCGCGTAAAGCTTTTGCACCAACTTGATATCAAGTTTGTCCTTGCTGCGCTCTAAAAGGGATGTGATTAGCTTTTTGGTGGTAGGATCACCGCTAAACTGGCTGTTTACAAAGTCAATTATGTGGCGTTCGCCCTGGTCGGCACGTTCATCAAAAAAGCCTAAGTTTTGACGGCTAAACTCGATCTTATAAGTACCGTCCTGGGTTTCAACTGTAAAATTCCCTTTACCGTCTGAGTGCCTTTTGCTGTATTCCTGCAATAGCTCGTATAGCGCGCCCAAATCTTCAAAAGCTTGTTTTTTGAACGCTTTTAAAGCAGCATTTAAACCAAGTGCTTTTTGGCACAGATCAATAATTACGCTGTTTTTAGTATCCTCGTACGCTTTGCGCTTTTGATTCGCTTGCACATTGGCTTCTTCCTTTTTATTGTTTAAAAGGTTTTCTAATTCTTCAAGGGTTAATTCACCGGCTGTTTTTTCTAATACTTCTATCATGATTTTAATTTTTAGCTTGTTGAGATTGTAATAATTTGCGTTCGTGAGCAGTTTGCACCATGTCGTTATACACGGTAGATATCTGCTTTTTGTCCTGGTTAGCATCGTTAATTGTGGCGCACAGGAATTTCATACAAAGGGCTTCGCGCTCAATGAGAGCGTTAACCAGGTGGTTAGTTATTTGGCTCTGTTCCATATTTTAAAGGGGTTGTTTGGTCAATAATTCCTATCACTTTATTGATAGTTAGGGTATCGCAATTGGGTACGAAGCTGCCATCCGCTGTGCAGTACTCAACCAGCGCAAGACCGTGCGTAACGGTTATGCTAAACTTGAAGTCTGTTTTAAACAAATCCCAGGTTTTGTTGAGGCGCACAAATAGCTCGGTTAGAGTTGCCACTACCAGTTTACTGGCTTTGCTTTTAGTTGCCGGGAATTGTTCTTTGTGCAGCACAAATTCAAGAAACCCGATCAGGTTGCGCAACTCGTGTCTGGTTAGCTGTAGCTTGATCTTTTTCATAGCCCAATTTTGTAAGCTCACCTTTTGCGTTTATGGCTAAATAGCTGTAAAAAGTGCTTCGGCTAATGGTTATAAAACGCGGTCGAACGCAGTTTTCATAAATCCATTTGTTTGTCCGTCCTGGGTTTTCTAAGTAGATTTCCTGAACAGCAAGCACTCGCAAAAAATGATTAAGTTGTTTTTTATGTAGTTTTTTGTTCATCAATTAATTATGCACCGCCTGGTATATCTCGCTTAATTGTTTGTTTTGACGTGCTTTCGTCATAGCAATTAGCTTTTTACACAGGGCTTGCATCTCGGCTACTCCCATTTCATACAGGAGCTTGCCGGATATCCTCTTATCCAAAAGGAATGCGTTAACTCGCTTCCAGTCGGCGGGTGTAGAGTAGATTCCGTATTTGGTGAGGTTCACCAATACGTTACTGCGCCACGCCTTAATGTTGGGATCAGAGCTATGTCTGTTGGATGCACCATTTTGCACCCGTTCGAGTAAAGCGTCTAAATCCCTATCGGATAGATCGCGACTGCTCGAAACATTATAGTCGCTAAGCAGATCGCCTTTACAGTCAATCGCACCAAGCTTAATAAGCATGACGTGCAATTGCTGTAGTTTTTTATTTCGTTCCTGCGTGTTCATTGGCTGCTTTTTTAAATGAGGTACATTTATAATTCATGCATAAAAACAGGTCACCTTTAGCCCACCAAACGCGCGAACCGGCGCGAAGTCTGGCATGGTTAGGCACAATGCCACCACACCAAACCGAGGCTTGAAATGGTTTGCAGTCTACTATTAAACCATTTTCATCTATCTCCCAGGTTGTAAAATCCTGTCCTTGATCTTCAAATTCGATTATCTTGTTCATGACTTACATGCTAAAGGTTGCAGGGATAGCTATTTTATTATCGCTAAGGGCTATTTTAATAGCCTGTAAGCAATCGTACACACCGCGAAAGGTTGGT